TGGCCGGGTAGAGGGCTCGGACAGGGGCGCACACGTCGAAGAGTTTCTGCAACCGGGACTCACTCTGATCCCGCGCATCCTCGTCCGTCTCATTGAGCCAGAGCGTGGGCCCCGGCATGTTGGCGATGATGTAGGCGAGCGAGATTTCCGAAACCAGCGTTTTGGCAGCTTGCACCGCCGCGATGATCGACACGACGCGCACCCGTGGGTCCGTGATCGCCTCGAACACCGCTTTGATCTGCGGAGAGTTCGCCACGCGAAACGCGCCGGGACTCGGCGAATACGGGATAGCCCTGATATGCTCTTCCGCCCATTGCCAGATGGGACGGCGGTCAGGCGGCACACACACCCGCCGCCAGAGTTCGTCATAAAAGGTCACGCGCCCGCCGCCTCAGTGAGCGCAGCATCCAGCGCGGTCTGATTCATCTGCTGGATTGCAATCGCATCCTGGCCCGCGCACAACGGCGGCAGTTCCAAGGTGAGTTTGGCGTAGAGCAGGTTCTTCAAGACCGCCATGCGCCGGTGCCACTCTGCTTCCACCTCGCCTTTGACAACGTAGACGCCCCTCTTGAGTGCGACCCGCAATTCCCGATCCTCAACCTCGGCCAGAAGTTTACGGGCCTTGAGCGCCTCCCCGTCGTGCAGGGTCGATCCCTTCAACCCGTTGACTTCGATGAACTGCCGCCACGCCAGCACGAGGTGGGAGCCGTCTGCCTGCACCTTGGGAGCGCTTTTGCGTTTTAGCCAGGTGTGAATGGTCTGTCGTGAAACCGAGAGAATCTCTGCGAGGTCGGTTACATCCTTGGCAGTGGTTACGGTGTCCCGGCTGTTCGCCGCGCGCGCCTTCAATATCCCGAGTTCCGTGGCGTTGAGGGTTTTGCCAGTGGAGACACGGCGGATGACGTTCTTCCAGTTGGCTTCGAGCACGCGCTCGGCCATTTCCGGGGTGATATTGGACGGTTCGCTCATGCCAATGCGCGGATGTCAAAATCGGGAGGGCCGGGAGGGCGGTGTAAAGTGCTTTGTGCCTATCCAAACAGCTTAGATAAAGGGTCTGCGTGTGTAAAACACGGCGGCAAATGACAGTTCTAGTCGCGCACAGCAATTGCAGAACTGGCGTCCAAGCCTTATGGGTGCTTGCTTTCCGGCGTTTTACGTCAATCGTCGTCCCGCTCTTCACCTGCCGAAAAAGGGGGATTTTAGCCCTCTTTTTTGCGCATGCTTTACACCCATTTTTGAGACCCACCCGAAAACTTTACTCTGTTGGCGATGGCTTTTGGCCCGCAGGATGGGCATAAAAAAAGTGTAAAGTGCGAAAAAACAACTTCTCTCTTAAACAGACCGATGGACTGGCCAACCCCAAAAGCCTTTCTCGGCCCAGGGACCCCGAAATATTTTGTCAACGAAGGCCCATGGCTGCTTGCTTCGCAGGCGTCTCTGCTATCGCGCCGTATGCTCATGTGTTGCATCTTCTCCGGTGCAGTCAACCGATCCGGATTGAATCAATGCCGAGTCTACGCAGACTCCAGGCAGTGAAGATTTGGGAGCATCCGAGGCAGCGAAACGTGTCCGCATTCATCCGAACAAACGGAGCGCCGCAGCACTTGGACGAAGGTTCGCGCCTATCCTGTGGGGTTGGCGCGTACCAACTGGGACGATGAACCGCGCCGTTCTCTTGCTGATCTTGGGTGAGTTGTGTTTCCATCAGCGCGCGCGAATGGCAAGAAGCCGTTTGTGAAATTCAGTGATGGGCTGCAGATCGTCGATCCAAGTGGTTACCTGATCATCGGGCCACTCCTCGGGATTCTGTTCACGCAACCATCCAGCCAACGTGAGGTAGGCGGCACACGGGTCGTATTTCCCGACTTCGGGGTTCGGCTCCTCATGGATTTCCTGCTTTGATAGGCGAATGTTCTTGCGCAGCTGAATCGCGGTCCATTTCTCGGAAATTGCGCGGTCGAGCCATTGTTCCTGTGGGGCTTCGTCGCTAAAGTTGAACGCAACTTCGGCATGATGCGTGAAGGTTAGTTTGGTGCGGCGGCGAGTCATCGGGATGCGCTCTGCGGTGAAACGGGCGTTCTTGAGGGTCTGAACTGCAAGACTTGTGGCCTCTGACGCCTGCTTGTATTTGGAATCAACGTAGCGGTTGCCCCACTTGCGGGAAGCGTAAGCAAGAGCATCACCCCATAGCCAATTCGAGCAGCTGGCGATGTGTTCGAGACAAGCAAATAGGGTGGCGGTAGCTTCGGGCGTGAGGTCTTCGGCGATTTCAAGCCCGAGGCGTGTAGCGCGGACGCCAGGAATTTGCACAGCGTTTTCGGCGGCGGTCAGAGAAGTGTCGTTCATTCCCAACGAGGGGATGTCAATTTCTAGTCGTTCCGTTAACAGAACGACTAGAATCCGCTTCAGCGTCCCCATCTGCGGTTTGAGACTAGGTATGATTCCCGAGCGTTCTTGCTTTTCATGGCGCGCGAGGGCGGCAAGCCAAGCTGTTTCATCAACTCGCTGCAACGCTTATGGAATGCTTGGCGACTAATGCCATGCTTCTTGGCGAGGCTTGTCCCGCTCTCGCCCATGCGGAACGAGAGCCCCGCGACAAACGCGAGGCAGTCGGCGTTGAGAGCGCGGCGTTTCTGGTCGATAAAAAGCAGTGCCAGTTTGCGGAGCGTTTCTCCGCCGCAGCTGCCACCGTTCATTTTTCGGGCGCGTTCCTCAATGACGGCTTCCAGGTGCGGATAATCGGCCAGGACCGCATCGAGAGAATCGCAGGCTGAAATCTGAGGAGCTTCCACGGAGGCCTCGCCCATCTCGGCCGCGTCCTCCTCGCGGGTTGTTGACCCGGCTCGATCCGTCATCGGTTTGAGCAACCCCTGGACTTCGAGGGATTGGCGCTCGGCGGGCGGGAGGGCAGCGATCCACTTGATAGCCTCGGGTGTGTCGTAGCAACCTGCGTATGCGCGATCTTTCTCGGCCTGGCGGGAAGCGTAGTCGTTGTCGCTCATGGGCGACCTCCTTTCGCTAGTGAAAAGGCGAAGGCGCGACACTCAAATTCGGTTTTACTGAGTGCCGCGCTGAGTGCCGCGCCTTTTTTACTCTGTTGCGCGGCACTGAGACACTCGTGACTCTTAAATATTAGAGATGTATATAGTATGAATGCGCGGTGCGCGCCCGCTACGTGTGATGCGCCTCGTGTATATATAGCTTTTTTTCTCAAAATGAGTGCCACGAGTGCCGCGCATAGGTTAAGGCACTCGCCGCCAGCGACTTCCAGACGCGGCACTACCGTGCCTCTCGTCACTCGTATGAGGCGCGGATCAGCGAGTCGGAGTGATCGTTGGTCCGTTTTGAACCTCGAATAGGGGTTGGTTTCGATAAAATAGACGGTCATTTGCTTTCGTTTCGGGGGTTCAAAATGGGCAGCTTTCTGGTCGCACGCCGGGGTGGGTGAGACGCCAGACGCGGGAAGCGTGGCGCTTCGGGGGGCGGCTAAGGCCGTGAAATGGCGGTGATTGGGACGCAAGTTTGCCGAGTAGCCGACCGAGATTGTCGACGCTGTACGGCTCGATCAGCGGGCGGATTGCATCGTCGCTGAGCATCGCCTGCTTGAGTTCCGTGGCATTACCCTCCCACTCGAGCACAGCGTTGTTGGAAAAGAAGGAGCGCTGGAAGATTTCAAGAAGCTCCGCAAAGCCCGCCGTGCGGCCCGACTGCCGGGCTTCTTCAAGAAGATCGGCGTGGTGGTAGCACTTGACGCCAAACCGAGCGTCACCTCGGCATTGGTCGGGGATCTTGTAGTCGAGAAGGAACCGGGCAAGAAACGGCAACTCGGCACGGATGCGCGCGGCGGCATCCATAAAGTCACGCTCCACCGTGGCAATCTTGAAGAGCATCACTTTGTCCAGCAGACTCATCTCAACGTCGGGCAGAATGCGGATGGATTCCGGGTCGGCGTTGCAAGTGATCAGGACGCGACCCGCCCACGGCAACATGATCGGATCGCGAAACTTCGGGTGATACTGGAAGGCGTAGTTAGCCGGGATCTTTTTGAGCATCGCGGAATACAACTGCTGCCTGCGGGGATCCGAAGAGGGCACCGTGTCGTCCACGGTCCACAGCCCCACCTCGAAGAGTTCCTTGTTAAACTTCGACTCGCCCAGCAGATAATCGCTGGCGTCCATGTGGCCGCCGAAGAGATCGCCAACGAGCACGTTGGAGACGAGCGTCTTGCCTTGGTTGACGTCGCCCGCAAGGAATACAACCTGTCCGTTGCTGGGTTTGCCTTTGACGGCTTGATGATAGCCATAAGCCAGCCACGACAGGAAAAAGGGCAACTGCTCTTGGGAATCAAAATATCCGTCCAGCAGTTCGGCGATGTAGGGGAAGCACACACCCCATGGCTGCGGCCCATCAGCGGCAGGAAGCAGGATACTTCGGGCGATGTTGAGATATTGTTTTCCGCAAAAATTGACCCGTGTGTCTTTCCTGTAAATGAAAGGCGCAGCCCCATCCACCGCCTTGGTCCGTTGAATTTGATGGAGCAGCTGATCCATCGGCGTTGCAGCCACGCCCCGTCGACGCTCGTCAGAAATTCCATGAGCGACTCGAAAATGCATGGCGATGTCGGGTTTTTTGAATGCCCGCCACAGCCCCTCTTCATTGCGCCAATAATCGCGGCCATCAAACCAGGTGTCCTTTATCGCTGCACCCGTGGTCTCGGCGCGGAATTCATTCACGAACTTGCGTCCGAGAATCTCGCCCCAAGACACGAACGCCTTGGTCCCGGTGAAGCACTGCATCCCCGAGGAGCGCACGATGGCTGCGGTGGGGTTGGAAGCTGTGTCGTCCCAGAAACGTGAGCCTCGAGCGCCAATCTCAAAGGGACCGGACCAACGACCGGGGAAGCGTTTCTCTACTTCCTCGGCAACCCGAGCCGTGGGAATCTCATCGCCGAACTCGCCCCACTCGGCCTTTTGGGAAACCGAAATGACCCACGAGTAAAGGAGATCAAGTGAGAGCGGCTTCGTGGGAAGTACCTCCCAATCGAGGCCACAGTGATAATACTGACTGGGGCGCGCGAGCGCTTCATCGTCGATACCGGGGAAGAGCTTTTTGAGCTTCAACTCCTTCTTGATGCGCGAGAGAAACTCCACTGTGACGCGCCTGGTGAAGAGGAGCAGAGGCCCCTCAAAAAGCCAAACGAGCCGCACCCCGCCCGAGAACGTGGTGCAGATGTAGCTCGGGGGATAAGCAACGGAAGCCCGCGACATGAAGGCTGCCCGCTCTTCCGGCGATACTTGCGCGTCGTAATCAACGACCAGGCCGTGCATGAGCGTGGCCGGATTGGTCTCGGTCACGCGCAATGCGGCGTTGGCCCCTTCGAATGCGGAATAGAAAAGGTGCTGCGTTTTTGCATCTGCTGACCACGTGCGAAACTCATCCTTGGTCATGCCCTGCGGCATCGTGCCATTGCGGAACGCCCAGGGCTCGCCGGGTTTCACGCACCCGGTCGAGAGGTTCGGGAGGCAGAAGAATGAAGCGGATGGTATGGAATCGGCGCTACCTGTTTCCGTGGTATGCATTGGCTCATCGCTTTGCATACTGTGCATACTAGGATTGGCGTCGGTATGCATACCAGATGGTTGCTCGTCGGGCTCTTGGGTATGCGATGGTTCAGGAATTGCATACCCAGAACCGTTCTCAGTATGCATTGGCTCGTCGCTTTGCATACCGTGCATACCCGGATTGGCGTCGCTTTGCATACCATCCGACCATCCTTCGCGATGCGCCCGTGATTTGACGGAACCAATCGGAATCCCAAACCGTTCGCAAACGGCCTTATAGCTGCGAGTTTCCAAATAGAACGCCTTAACGTCGTCCCAATTAACGGGGGTTGATTCCATTATAGTTCGGTTTCTTTCGCGATCTCTTTGCCGAGAGTTTCATTGAGAACTTCCAAGGGATAGGTGTTGAGCACCCCGAACAGCTCGTCCTCTGTGCTGCCCATCTCGATTCCCAACTCCCGGCATAACGCCTCAGCGAGTTGGTCATTTTCCTTTGCGTCGGTTGGCAACAACGCCCAGCCGTGGATGGCGGCGAACGCTCGGACGCTCAGCAGCGGAACGGTTCTGTCCTTCATCGGGAGCCTCCTTTCGCGATCTCCTCGCCACAAATCTCGTCGAGAACTTCGACGGGGTAGCTGTTGACCTGGCCGAATAGTTCGTCGCGGGCCTGGCCCGTTTGAATTCCATCCTCGCGGCAGAGCTTTGCAGCACGCTGGCCGACACTCTGGGCGCGGGCAAGCGACCACCGGATTCCGTGAATTTTAGCGTAAGCTCTCACGGTCAAAAACCCGGTATCCGAGCTGTTGTATGAGTTCGCCTGGATCGCCAGGGCGCGAACTTCGGCGAGCTTCTGATCTTGCTCGGCCATGCGCCGTTCTTGTTCCCTGGCCGCTTTGATCATTGCCTCGAACTGGTCGAGCGCCGACATGCCGGTTTGCACGTATGCCCCCGTCTTGCGAATGGAGGGCAAAACTTCGCTCGTAACCCATTTTTGGAAGGCCTTCGCTTCCGGCTTTCGGCTTTTGAAAACGAGCGCGTAAAGGCCAGACTCGGTTACGACGTTAAAAAACTGAGCCCCTCCGTGTCCAGTCTGACCGTCGGGATTAGCGACGGTCAGCTTTTCGTCATCTTCAAGAGAGGAAACGGCGTCTCGCG